TTTTTTTTTTTTTTTTTTTTTTTTTTTTTTTTTTTTTTTTTTTTTGTTTTGACTAGGTTATACGCCTAGAAACCGATATGCAGTAAGCACCTTATGGAAAAAGAACATTTAAGGAAGAAAAGAAAACTCACTGTCCAAAATGAATCTGCCGTCACGTAGATTGGCTATAGGATACGAATAAGAAAAATACTTGACATGCCTGTGCCAGTCAGCACGAGAAGCATACGCCCAAGAACAAAGGCAATCAAATATATTCTTACACTCATCATAAAGCAAAGGAACGTCTTGTGAATCGCGCAAATACATCGCTTGCACACCAATTGTCTCTTTGATGCCGATCTTGCGAATGAGAGTGATAGCGTCACGCAACGCCATCTGGTACTCTTTGAAAGACTCATAGTCTTTTGACTTTCGCGATGTCGCACGTATGAGCATGCGATATATATCTAGCGTCAAGAGTCCTTCGGACCAGACAAATCCACAAAATGCATTTGCATCTGGTGCAACATAATATAGATCAATCTGAGTGTATTTCCTGCATTCATTCCAGCGTGCTAAAGAGAAGACTGGCTCGATACACATATCTGTTATATCATCTCCTTGGCTGACAATAAGCCGTGGACCAGAGACTGAAACACACCAAAGATGGTAGAGCATTGTGACGGTGCGGTTCATTCTCTCCGTGCGAGTGCAACCAGAAGGATTCTGGTGAGCAGCTTTCAGGGCAACATTCTTTCCTTTGAACGCCCCTTGAAACGTGAAGTCATCATATTGCTGCAAGTACGACCAAGGTATGCCAGTGACGCGATTTAGAAAAGAGTTCACCATGTAAGCTTCTATCTCTTTCATCTCTTTATCCATCTTAACCACATCACCTAGACTGGGTCTGCCGCCAATGAAGGAAAGACGGCGGAGTTCAGCGGCCATCTGTGTGAGAAACTCTTCACGGCTCTGTCCGTTAGGAGACATGACATACACCTGTTCATCTTTGCGAAACATGCGATCTAAGACCGCAGCAATGAGTCGTTCAACAAAGATGAAGGATGTAGTAACAGCTATGTGAGCTGAAGCAACGCCTTGTCCAACAGAAGAAAGTTTGAAACCTTTGGTGTAGTTAGCCGGTTTGAGATCGGACTTAACAGTAAAGCGTATTTGATTCCAATCGAACGATGTCTCGACAGGCGCACCCTCATAACGTTCAGGGTAATGTCGAAGCTGAGAGTCATCCATGAGCTTCTGGAAAACTTCGCCAAATATTTGTTGCTCACAGACACGATCAGGATCAATGACCTTTTCAATAGCATTGGTGACAATGCGATCTGCCAAATCGATTGCTTCGGGTGAGAGTCCTATAGGCTTAGACTTACGATCGCCAACACGGAATATTGCAGTGTTGACCACCTGAGCGACGTTGTTAGCGTTTATGTCATTGCCCAGACCAATATTATGTGCATAGCCTGTGACAACCTGCGTCTGGACATGTCCTTTACGTGTGCGAATACTAAGAATGTCCTGAGAAATCTTGACATCTTCATTGGCGATTGTATCGTCTATAACGGCAGTGATCGATGTTGTGATAGGCTCTGATGTCTGCATAACGAAGGTTTCAAGAAGCGATTCAGTTAAATGAATGGACGGTACATAGATGAGTCCCTCGGGCTTTTCACGTTCCATTGCATCTATTCTTTCTATTATGGGTGCAAACCACCGATACTGGGCTAATCTCGTACGCCAGAG